ACTCCGCAACATGTATCCGTCGATGTACAAGGAAGAGGCCGCCTGATCGGGCGGCTGGGGATAGCCAACTAAGGGAGAAACCACATGGCTACTCTGGGTACGAAGAACCCGACCCTCGCCGATCTGGCGGCGGTCACGGATCCCGACGGTTCCATCGCGGACGTCGTCGAGATCCTCAACGAGACGAACGAGATCCTGATGGACATGTCGTGGCAGGAGGGCAACCTCACCACGGGCCACAAGACGACCGTTCGCACTGGCCTGCCTGCGCCGACGTGGCGTAAGCTCTATGGCGGCGTTCAGCCGACCAAGGCGCGCAACGCGCAGATCACGGACACCTGTGGTATGCTCGAAGCCTACGCCGAGGTCGACAAGGCGCTCGTCGATCTGGCCAATGACGGCGCAGCCTTCCGGCTGTCCGAGGACCGTGCTCACATCGAGGGCATGAACCAAGAGGTGGCCGACACGCTCTTCTACGGTGACGAAGCGACGTCGCCCGAGGAGTTCACCGGCTTCGCTCCGCGCTTCAACGATCTGTCGGCCGCGAATGCCGACAACATCTTCGATGCGGGCGGCACGGGGGCTGACAATGCCAGCGTTTGGCTTGTCGTCTGGGGTCCGAATACCTGCCACGGTATCGTGCCGAAGGGCTCGAAGGCCGGCCTTCAGCAGAAGGATCTGGGCGAGGTTACCATCGAGAACGTCGATGGCAGCAACGGCCGGATGCAGGCACTGCGCACGCACTACCGCTGGGACGTCGGTCTCACGGTGCGCGACTGGCGCTACATCGTGCGGATCTGCAACATCGACCGTTCGCTCCTCACGGCGGACCTCTCGACTGGCGCGGATATCAACTCGCTGATGCACGATGCCGTGACCGAGATCCCAAACCTCTCCATGGGCCGGGCTGTCTGGTACATGGACAAGACGGTGCTCTCGTTCCTGCGCAAGCAGACGGCGAACGCTGTCTCCAACTCGACGCTCACGACTGAAATGGTCGGGGGCACCATGCAGACCTCGTGGGGCGGCATCCCGATCCGGCGCGTGGACGCGCTCGCGGTCGACGAAGCCCGCGTCACCTAAGGCCAGATCAGGAAGGAGTACACACCATGATCATGGACGAGTTCAACGAGTTCGCTGATGGCGACACCGGCGTGCAAATCGCCGCCGGTTCCGCACTCATCGGCGACGTGATCGACCTCGGCGCGGGTGGCACCGGCTTCCTCGGGAAGCAGATGTTCCTCGTCGTGCAGGTGGACACTGAGATCGACAGCGCCGGGGATGGCGCTTCGGTCCAGATCCAGCTGGTGTCGGATGCAGCGGCGGCAATCGCGACGGACGGCAGCGCTTCGGTGCATGTCGACCTCGGAACCATCGCTGAGGCTGACCTTACCGAGGGCAAGACCTTCGTCATTCCCGTCCCCCCGAGGGGCGGAGTGAACGAGTTCGAGCGCTACCTCGGCATCGTCGCGACGGTCTCCGGCGAAACGGTCACCGCAGGCGCCGTCTCGGCGTTCCTGACGATGGACCCGACGCTCTGGAAGAGCTACGCTGACGGCAACAACTAAGCCGTCTGAGGGGGCGGGCGACCGCCCCCTCACTACAACCAACCCCTGAGGAGACAGATCAATGTCCATTCAAGTCGTGTTCGGAAAGAACGGCTTCTATCACCCCGCCTACGGGCGCATGGGCCGTGGCGAGTTTCGCGGTTTCGTCTACACGCTCCCCGACGAGTTCAAGGCCAAAGGGATGCTCCCGAAGTCCGCGAAGATCATCGAGGACGAAAGCGAGATGGAGGAGGTCCTCGAAGCCAACGACCAGACCAAGCCCATCAAGGCGAAGGTCGTCGACACCGCTCAGTTCGAGAAGAACGTGAAGCCGGCCAAGAAGGCGAGCGGTTCATCCAAGGAGCCGCTGGAGTAAGGCATGGCTACCAAGGTTCAGATCGCGAAGCTGGCGCTACAGCACATCGGCGATAGGTACGACATCTCCTCCCTCTCGGAGAGCACTCCAGAGGCGGAGCAGGTCAACCTCGTCTTCGATGACGTGCGCGACATGGTTCTGCGGTCCTATCCTTGGAAGTTTGCCGTCAAGTACAGCAGCCCGGCGGCGCTCGTCGCCGGGCCGCCGGATACCGTCAACTGGGGATACGCCTTCACCTACCCGGCCGATGCCCTCAAGATCCTGAACATCGTCAACCCCCTTGGTCGCGACAAGGATCCCCTACCCTTCGAGATCGCTAACGACGACAGTGACAACAAGGTGATCATGGCCAAGATTGAGGAGCCGATCTTCCGCTACATCAAGCAGGAGACTGACACAACCAAGTACGACCCCCTCTTCGTGATGGCTCTGAGCTATCGCCTCGCCCAGTACATCGCCATCCCCATCACGGGGGACCGTGGCATGATGAACGACATGAAGCAGCTGGCAGACGAGCACATCGGTCTCGCTGCGATGGAGAGCAACAACGAGGGCATCGAGGCACCGACGACGAGGGACGCCGACTGGATCGAAGCGAGGACCTGATATGGTCAAGCTCATTCAACCCAGCTTCGGTGGAGGGGAAGTCTCCCCTCCCGTAGGTGCCCGTGTCGACCTCGCCCGCAGGGCGGTGGCCGTACAGCTGGCGGAGAACTTCTTCGCCTCCTACACCGGATCTCTGGACAGCCGGCCGGGGCAGGCCTTCGTCGCCCGGGCAAAGCAGCTCGGTGCCCGCCTCATCGAATACGAGGCCTCCCGCGACGTCACCTACATCCTCGAGCTGGGCAACCAGTACATGCGCTTCCACTCCAATGGAGGGCAGGTCCTCGATACGGGGGCGGCAGAGACCATCAGCGGAGCGACGCAGGCCAACCCTGTCGTTGTCACCGCCACGGCCCACGGCCTCAGCAATGGCGACGAGGTCTTCATTAGCGGCGTCGTCGGCATGACCGAGCTCAATGGCCGGTCCTTCAGGGTCGCCAACGTCGCCACCAATACTTTCGAATTGCAGACACTGGGAGGGACTGACGTCGATGGCACCTCGTACGCGGCATACTCGTCGGGGGGCACCGCTACGCCGCCCCTCGAAATCACCACGCCATGGGCCACCGCCGACCTCTTCGACATCGTATATGCGCAGTCGAATACAGTCCTCACCTTCACCCACCCAGACTACGATACGCAGGAGCTCGAACTCTCGGGTTCGACGTTCACGCTGACGCCTGCCAACTTCGAGCCCCTGACCGATGCCCCAGACAACATCGTCGCAGGGACGAATACAGACTTCACGGCAGGGACGATCACTGCCATCACGCAGGCCGACCCCGGGCAGCTGACGATCACGGCCCATCCCTTCAGCGACGGAGACGTCGTCCTGATCGAGAGCGTCGGCGGCATGATCGAGCTCAACAACTCCATCTACGAGGTCGCCGTAGTCGATGCCGACAACATCACCCTCAAGGACATAGTCTCGGGGGCGGACGTCGATACGACGGGCTTCACGGCCTACACCTCCGGCGGATCGGCGACCCTGACCGTCAGGGAGCGCCGCTACACCGTCACGGCAGTCAACGCCGACGATGAGGAGGAGAGCCTCCCCGGCCTCGGCCGTAAGCTGACGATCACCAACATCACGCAGGCCAACCCAGCTGTCGTGACGTTCGACGACGGCCACGGCCTCGAAGACTACGAGGAGCTGCAGATCGACGGCGTCGTCGGCATGACCGAGCTCAATGGCTTCAGGTACCAGATCCTCGTCGTCGACGAGACGAGCGTCTCTCTCCAGACCCTCAGCAACGAGGCCGTCGACAGCAGCGGCTTCACGGCATACTCCAGCGGAGGTGAGGCGTCGCTCTTCTACGTCCGCCTCGTACAGTCGGCCGATACGGGGTGGGACAACACTATCCGCTGGGGCAACGTCTCGGACGCAGGCGTCTACAACATCTACGCCACGACGTCGGGGACGTACGGCTACATCGGATCGACGGAGACCAACACCTTCGTCGACGACACCATCGAGCCCGACTACAGCGTCGCCCCTCCTCAGGCCCGCAACCCATTCCTCGACATCGCCGATACGGGGGAGCGGAACCCCTCGGTCGTCGGATACTACGACCAGCGTCGCATCTTCGCCAATACGATTGAGAACGAGAACCGCTTCTTTATGAGCCAGATCGGCCACTTCTCCAACTTCAGCCGGAGGGTGCCGCTGCAGGATGATGACGCCATCATCGCGACCATCGCCTCTCGCCGGATCAACTCGATCCGCCACGTCGTCCCCCTCTCCGACCTCATCCTGTTGACGGACGGCGGCGAGTACAGGGTCTTCTCCAGCGCTGGCGTCATCACACCGAGCACGATCAACGTCAAGCCACAGAGCTACTACGGATCCACCAAGCTCCGGCCCATTGTCGCCGGCTCCGTCGGCCTGTTCCAGACGCCCGGGCAGTTCATCCGCGAGTTCAGCTACGACTTCGCGGAGGACAAGTTCGTCGGCCGCGACGTCACCATCCTCTCTCGTCACCTCTTCGATGGCTTCACCATCGTCGACTGGGACTACGCTCAGGCCCCCTACGCCGTGGCGTGGGCCATCCGCGACGACGGAACCATGCTCTCCTTCACCTACATGCCCGAGGAGGAGATCTACGCATGGTGTCGCCACACGACCTTCGGAAGTTACAAGTCGGTAGCGGTGGTTAGGGAAGGGGATTTCGACGTCCCCTACTTCGTCGTCGAGCGCAACGTCGGGGGCGAGACCGTCGCCTTCATCGAACGTCAGGATGAGCGCAACTTCAAGACGCTCGAAGACGCCTTCTGTGTCGACGCAGGGTTGACCTTGGACGAACCGATCACGATCACTGGATACACGCAAGCGAACCCTGTCGTCGTCACAGCTCCGTCTCACGGCCTCTCCAACGGCGACTACGTCGACATCTCCGACGTCATGTCGGAGGCCGACAATACGAGGGGCGAGGAGTACTCCAGAGAGATCAACGGCACGGGATACACCGTCGCCAACGTCACTACCGACACGTTCGAGCTGCAGAACGCAGGCTCTGACGTCGATGGATCCTCCTTCGCCGCTTACTCCTCTGGCGGGAAGTTGAGGAAGGCGGTCACGACGGTCGGGGGCCTATGGCACCTCGAAGGGGCAACCGTCGTGGCCGCCGCTAATGGCTACGCAGAGACCGGCCTCACTGTCACCAACGGTCAGGTGACCTTGGGGGAGCGGGCTTCGCGTATTCACGTCGGCCTTGACTACCTCTGCAGGATGCGCTCCCTACCCATCGCAACCTATGCGGAGGGTGGAGAGACGTCTCAGAGCAGGGCCAAGAATGTCTCCCGCCTGACCGTTCAGGTCTACAGGACGATGGGGATGTGGACGGGCCCAGACGTCGACAACATGAGGGAAGCTAAGTTCGGGCTACCAGATCTTTACGGCCAGCCCTTGGAGATGGTGTCGGACGACATAACTACTACCCTGAAGGGTGACTGGGACAAGCGTCGCCAGATCGTCATCGAGCAGCGCTCCCCGCTGCCCATGTCGATCCTGACGATGATCCCCGACGTCATCGGAGGAGGTAACTGATGGGTATCTTCAGCGCCATCGTCGGTGGCATCGGTCTCGTATCCTCAATCGCAGGTGCGAGCAGTAAGGCCTCTGCCAATAAGGCCGCCAAGAAGGCCAACGCAGAGATCGCCGGTCTGAACCGCGACATCGCCTTCGAGAACGCCCGTGACGTCACGCTCGCGGGGCGGGAGCTGGAGATCGAGCAATACGCCAAGATCAACCGCGCCATCAGCTCGACGCGGGCAGGCATCGCTGGCGCAGGTCTGGAGCTGGAGGACGGCCCCGGCACGACCACTCAGGACCTGATCTCCGACATGCGCTACATGGGCATGATGGATGTCCAGCAGATCCGCCGCAACATCGTCCTCGAGCGCAAGAAGTTCGAAGGTCAGGCCGAGGACTTCGAGATGCGCAGGAAGTTCGGCATGGCCAGCGCCAATGCAATCAGCCCCGGCTTCGCTGGTATCACGGCCGGCATCAACGCAGGTGTCAGCGCCTACAGCGCCGGGCTCTTCGATGAGGTCTTCAATTAATGGCGATCCGGATCCCCACCCCCGAAGCAGCCGGTCTCGGCGGCATCCAGCGTGCATCCGGGCAGCGCGGAGGCATCGGTGCCCGCAGGGAGGCCGATACCTTCTCCGGCGAGCAGATGTCCCAGATCGGCCGCGCGGGCCTACAGCTGGCCTCTGAGCTCCAGAGCCGCCGCGACGAGACCAGCCTCCTCGAAGCCCAACAGCTCTGGAACACGAAGCGCCGTGAGTGGCTCGACCCCGAGACCGGCCTCTTCGCACAGCGCAACGGTGATGCCATGGGCATCACCGACGCCGTCGATCAGGCTGCCAAGGAATACGCCGAGGAGCTGCAGGGCAACTTCACTGGCCTATCCAACGACGGTCGGCAGGCCTTGACCCAGCTCCTCGACAATGAGCGCCAGCGCCTCTACGAGAGGGCGGCGACGCATGAGTTGGGGCAGAGCTACCAATATGAGCAGGCCCTCCTCGAAGCACAGATGGATAGTGAGCGCGATCGCGCCATCGCAGCCATCGGCACGCCGGGTGAGGAGACAGAGTGGTCCGCCTCGCTTCAGAGGGCGGACACCGCTGCGAGGAGCTGGCTGCAGTTGCAGGGCATCGACCCCGAGAGCGATGACCCCAACGAGGCGATGCTCGCCGAGACCATGCTGAAGGGCAAGCGCACCGAGCACCTCCTTGCCCTCGCCGATGCCGTCGCCCTCTCCGATCCTCTTGCCGCAGAGGAGCTCGTCGACAGCTCCGAGGAGGCCCTCGACGGCACGGCCGTCACGCAGTGGCGCCGCCAGAATGAGACGCGCATTGAGACGGCTCAGGCACAGCGGGACGTCGGCACGGCCGTCTCGATCGACCGGGCGGTCTACGAGGGTGCGGCGCCCGTCAACCACTCGACGGAAGTCTCGATCTCCCTCGGCCCCCAGCGGCCCGAGCAGCCCAACCAACGCATCGTCGACGTCGTCGCCATCGCCGCTCAGGACGTCCTCGGTCCCGGCGCCCGCGTCGAAGTATTCTCCGGCAAGGACGACAGCCCGACGGATGGGCCCAATGCCTCCCCCAGCCACTACTCCGGCGATGCTGTCGACGTCCGCTTCTACCGCCCCGACGGCAGTCAGGTGATGATCTCCGATCCAGAGTTCGAGCAGCTGGCCCTTGCCGCCGCCAACCGTGGTGCTCTGGGGATCGGCTTCGGCCTCACCTACAAGGGCGCACCCTACATGGGCAGCGCCATGCACGTCGACATGTTCGAGAAGCGCGGCAGTGGTGGCTTCGGGCACTTCTGGGGCGACGGCGCAGCGGCTATCGGCGACGAGCTCATGGCCGCCATGGAGGCCGCAGAGGGCATCTCCCAGACGCAGTACAGCTCCGGCTGGGAGTACATAATGGCCATCGAGGACGACGGCGTCCGCGAGAAGGCGATCCAGCGCTACAGCCAGCAGGCCAAGTTCCAGCGCGACCAGATGCAGATCGCAGCGGAGCAGACCGCCAACGACCTTGTCAATCAGGCAATCGAGATCAAGAACAAGGGCGGCAACGTCGACGTTCAGGGTCTGATCGAGGGGGCGCAGGGCAACCTCGGCCCCCTCACCGGAGCGACGTACGAGCGGCTCCTCGCCGTCGCCGAGGGGCGGATGATCCAAGGCGACACGAACCTGTTCAACGAACTATGGGAGAACCTCAACTCCCAGCCTGAGAAGTGGATGGGCGACGCCCCCGTCGACATCACCGCCACCTTCGGGCATCAGCTCAACACCGAGCAGATCGCAGCACTGGAGGCCCGGCGACGCGCTATCGGCGACCGCATGCGTGAGCCCAACGTCGGCCGCGATGAGAGGGGCATCAACGACATCCCCCTCTGGTCTGAGAGCGAGCTCGACAACATCATCCTCTCTGCGACCTTCTCCGACAAGGACCTCAAGGACAAGAACCGCGACTACTACTCCCGCCTCGCCTACGAGGCCCTCGACAGCTACCAGCGTGCCCAGATCTCCGCCGGCGGCGGGCGGCCTTCGATTGATGAGATGGAGCGCATGGCCGAGCGGTTTATCAACGCCAAGATGGCTGTGCCCAGCGCCATACAGTGGTTCACCGATGCAGACGATCCCCGCATGAAGACGGTCGAGCTGCGCGACCGTGCGGAGTTCTACGAGCGCAAGGGCATGGACTTCCTCCTCGGCGAGGAGGCGCTCACCTTCCAGACACCGAGCGGCGGGGAGGTCACGGCCGGCAATGCCGACATCCGCGCGGCCTATCTCGACTGGAAAGACGTCTATGGGCTTGAACCTGACACCATGGATGTGCTAATGCTGCTCCAGTTCCGTGCGGATCGTGCCCGCCCGCGTCAGTAGGAGACCTTCGTGACTGAACCTATTCTACCCCGTGATGTCCCTCTGGGTGAAGACCGTGACCGCCTGCAGCGGCGGCAGACGGCGGACAAGGTCGTCCGCTACAGCAAGACCGACGCCGATGCCCTCGGCAGTCTGATCGAGCAGGCCACCAAGGTCCTGTTCGATCCCTTTGGTATCAGGGCCACGGCAGACGTCCTTGCAGACCCCAATACTCTGGAGCGTACGTGGGGCATAAGCCGCGCCCTCTTCCGCAGTTCCCAGCAGGGTGTCGCTGCCTTCAATGCCTCAAGCGCAGCGCGCCGCGTCAACCAGCTCGTCAAGATCCGCGACATCACTGCGGAGCTCGGTCGCCAGCCCACGGACGCGGAGCTCGCCGAGGCCCTCGGTGTGTCGCCCCGGGAGCTGAACCGCACCTCCGGCGGCCACGTTGCTGTCCTCGCCGACATCGCCGCCAACAGCTCCCCCGAGGAGCTGGACCGCATGATCCAAGAAGAAGGTGAGCGCTGGTCCGAGAACGTAGAGAACGTCCGCGCCTACCAGACCCTCGTCGCAGGTTACATGGAGAGCCTGCCTCCGGGCAAGACCATCAGCCAAGATGGCTTCTTGGAGTGGGCCGTCTCGATGGGCATCGAGAGCTCTCCGATGCTCCTCGCCGTAATGGGTGCCTACGGCGTCGGCAACGTCGCCGCCGGCCCGGTCGGTGGCATGACCCTCGGTGCCGGCGTCTCCGGTGCCATCGGCCTCGGAGACATCTTCCTCGAAGCAAACCAGAGCCGTACGGCCGCAGAGCTCCTCGATCCAGACTTCCAGAAAAGGGCGGCCGTCGGCGTCATCCCCTATGTCGCGACCGAATACCTCGGTGTCCTCGGTCGCCCACTGCGCAGGGCCCTGCTGGGTGCTGACCGCCAGCTCCTCAGGAAGGCGACCCTGAGCCATCTCAAGGCCACGAGCGGAGCCATCGGCGCCAACGCCTTCGAAGAGGGCCTCAACGAGTTCCTGCAGCAGATCGTCGTCGACTACGCCAACCGTGGCGTCGCCCTCAATACCAAGGAGGCGTGGAACCAAGCCCTCATGGAGGCTATCGCGGGAGCCGTCGTCGGTAGCCAGTTCTCCATCGTCACTGAAGTACCCGCCGCCAACGCAGCTGTGACGGAGAGGCAGCGGCTCGTCGACAGCGGAGAGCAGACCGCCAAGATCAGGGAGCTCAATGAAGCCCTGCCGGAGATCAAGCTGCGCCGCCGCTCCCCCAAGCGCTGGAAGGCATATCTGCAGGAGACTGGCCTCGACCGGACCTTCATCTACGTCGATGCCGTCGAGA